ATACTACGGGCATTTCGCAGAAGGGTTATCTAACGTGTTTAGAATCGAGGATATCAACAGAGCATTTAGACCTGATATTTACACAAGAGACGAGATCGACGTGGAGGTGGATTAGAAAGTGAAGATATGTGCAACCTGTTCACATCTGAGGTATAACCACGATGATTCAGATAATAGGTTATACCGTTGTTTCTTAGGGTGCGAATCTGACGCAATGAACGGAGAAGATTGTCCTTCTTGGAGTCCGTTTACCGCAGGTGAGGCTTCTTAAATGGATCACTGGATGCCCGGTGACGAGTGGTCTATTGACGAAGTCTACGACGAACTAGACGCACAACGAATCGCCCTCGGCATGCAACCACTCAAGGAAGCAAAGACTGATGAATCCAAAACCAAAGACACTTCTGAATACACCGAAAAAGAACTAGGATTATACAACCGATCAATCTACGTTTCAGTTGACTTAGGAAAGAAGGCAGATTTTAGCGCACTCGTCTTTATCGAACCATTCATACCCAAAGACTCAGACAAGGAACAGTTCACCTATCACATCTCCAAGATAAAACGCTATGACCTTGAGACACCATACCCGCGAATCGCACGAACACTGCAAAAGATAGACGAACAACTTACTGCAAGCGAGGACTTTGAATACATCCACTATGTCTTTGATGAAGGTGGCGTTGGGGCTGCAGTCACCGATCAGGTATGTGAACTAATCCCCAATGCAGATGTCTATCGTATTACACTAAGCGGTGGCACACTACCGAACTGGCGAACGGGTAGAAATATCATACTTCCCAAACCACAGATGGTTTCAGTTTTAATCGCACTTCTAGAGTCTGATAGAATCTTGATTCCGAGCGGAGCGTTTCAAGCGAATATCTTAAAAGAAGAGTTGCTTAACTACGAACATAAGATCTCTAAAGTTGGATACGATCAGTTTGGAAGTATAAAGACCGGACAGCACGATGACATAGTTTCTGCTATTGGCATGGGTGTATGGTTAGCAAACGACGTCGGTGGTGTAGGTGATGTATTCTGGTGAATCTTGGCGATTACTTGGCGATTACTTGGTGAATAGATGGTAAACAAAGACCAACTCTTTCTATCAACCTTTAAACGCAGCGACGATTGGCCCAAAGTGCGACGACTCTTTATCAAACAACATCCTGAATGTTCTGTATGCGGCGCCCGTAAACGACTAACAGCGCACCATATTTACCCTCACTACCTCTATCCCGCGTTAGAACTAGAACCTACGAACCTTATAACACTCTGCGAGAACGGAGCGAACCATCATCTGTTCGTTGGGCATCTAATGTCATTCAAATCTTACAATGAACATGTCGTCAGGGATGCAGAGATGTGGCATAAGCGAATTGATACTCGACCTAAGTGGAAGCCGTTTTAACACAAAACACGAACTCTCGACGAGTAAATTATACAAAAAGACGAATAGGTTATACAAAGAGGATAAAATGAGTGGAAATGCGAACGTCGATACACCAAAAGTCATGACAAAGACTGAGTTAGATGACGAATTCATCAGAGAGTTTGACCGGATGATTCAGGAGATAAGGGACTTCATGAAGGATTATAACGAACGCAGAAGGTTGCGAGGTTTACGCTAATGGATGACGCAATGCACGAAAGAATAGAACAGTGGAACGACCCACCAGAAAGAAGTGAGACAAATCTATGGGTTGGTTTACTTGCCTTACTCATAATCTTCCTCATGGGCGTTTCGCTCGGTTGGTACGCACACATCCTGATATGAGGTGGTGCGAAACATGCCAGTGGTACGTATATCATCACGGTCTTGTATGGTGCAGCAAAAACGATATCTTATTCCATTATTGGGATTGTGAGTTCTATGTTAGAGATAAGTCCAGAAATTCAAGACCTCCTTAAAGAGATTCGTTCTAAGAGAGACTACTTCGCCGAGCAGGACGACGAGCAACTTCTCAATACAATCCTTACTGAATGGCTGCACTATGAGAACGCGGAACATCTGAATGATTGGTTGGAGAGTTTCTTTTGACACCAGCGCGGTTTAGAGGGGATGAGTTATACCGACTCGTCTATCAACGAGACTACGACAACGAACCAGATTGGGATACGTTAAACATTCGTTACAAAGGAAGAATCGGCTATATGATAATGGTTCTCCACGCCATCCCCGTACATCCCTACAGCGCAGGAAAATACTACGTAGATGAGATACTCGATAAACTCTTTGTATGCAGGGATGACGAACGTCTACCGGATGGCAGTGATCCTTCACTAATAACCTACGATGATGAAGTTGCCGGATGTGATTAAATGCCTTATGCTGATCCTAGGGATAAAGCCGAATGGAACCGTACTCATAAAGACGATAAGAACGAATGGGCAAGGCGTAAGCGACAAAGGAAACGACTTGATTATTTAGAAGGAATAGACAACAGATACTTACGAGGTATTGGTGGTAGATACACCGACGAAGAACTAAAGGCACTAAGCACAGGCAAAGGCATCAGCACCTTTGCGTTAACACCTCCAAAGATAAAGATAGACCAACCAGGCAAAGAGATACGCTTTGGGTTTTTCACTGATACGCATATGAGTAGTATTTATTATCACGAATCATTCTTAGACGATTTTATACATACCTGCACAAAAAAGAACGCTCAGTTCTGTATCTTCGGTGGCGACCTCACACATGGAATGGACCCGCGAAAGTATAATCTTCTTTACGAACTAAAAGACATTGGGTATGCAGCGCAGAAAGAATACGCCGAACAACAACTATCCAAGATTCCTTTTCACGTCTACCTAGTCTCAGGCAATCACGACCGCTGGTATGAATCGATGGGCGCGAACATAGTGGGGGATATATGCGACACTGTTCCAAATGCAGAGTATATAGGACGCGACGAGGGCGACATAGAAGTAGGCGGAATAGTCATACGTGTCTTCCACGGCGAGGACGGCAGTTCATACGCCGTTTCATATCGCCTTCAGAAGCTTATCGAATCCTTTACTGGTGGGACTAAACCTAACGTATTACTTGTTGGTCACGCTCATAAGCAAGGATACTTCTTTGACCGTCATATCCACACGGTAAGCGGCGGGGCAATGTGTACGCAATCACGATGGATGCGTTCTAAACGGATGGCAAACCACTCAGGATACCATTTCATAACGATAAAGGTGGATGACGCAGGCGTACAAGAGTTTCAAGTAACTTTCAGACCGTTCTACGTTTAAGATGATTAGAAGATGATTACATGACGAAAAGAGACGATAAGCGCCACAAGTTTGCACTATTTATGAACGCCCATCGTGAGGGGTGGGTCAAGGTCGCTCGTAATTACTTCTCCATACCCTACAAAGCAGACCGAAAGCAAATCTCCTACATATTTCGCAACACCAATTCAACGGACGTTGCACAGCGAAGGATTAAACAATATCTCGCATCTAAAAGCTGCCACGAACGCTGGTTCTCCGCACTAAAGAGTGTGCAGCTCGAAACGGGCCACGCAGCGATTGAAGTTATCCACGAACACATAACTGGTAAATCAAAGGCGCAGCGCATAACCGAAAGGAGTTGGTTTCCTGATACGAGCGAGTTAGACAATATCATGGTTAAACAGGATGAAGAGGTTGAACCAGTAGTTCAGAACTGGGATGATATGGTAAGCGATTGGCTACAAAGTAAAAAGGCGTTCGGTAAGATAACCAACATCACTGACACTACGAATGATAAGATAGTTGACATCCTCGATCAAGGCAGACAAGACGGACTATCGCACTACGATATAGGAAAGCAAATCGATGATATGTTAGGTGATAGTTGGGATGGAAGAGGCGAAACAATATCAAGGACTGAGGTTAACGGCGCGATGAACTATGCAGGGTTACAGGATGCGAAGGCGATGGCGCCGGATCTCAACAAGGTATGGAGCACGACTGGCGCTGACAATGTGCGTCCGTGGCATGAAGAAGCGGACGGCCAATCAGTACCACAAGATGAACCATTCATCGTAATGGGTGAAGAGATGGACTGTCCTGGCGATGATGCAGGTAGTCCTGAGAACGTTATTAACTGCGCATGCTGTACACTTTTTGAACCACCATTGAGTGATATGTTTAATGAAGAACAGGAGGAATAAAATATGAAAAAAATGGTAACTAAAAAAGGACACGGATTAGGTTACAAACCACAACCGAAAGACCACCGAGATTACAGATACGAACACCACGTAAGTCTAACGGCTGCGGCATTGAAACCCACAGACTTAACCAATTTGGTGAGTACAGTTAAAGATCAAGGGTCGTTAGGAAGTTGCGTTGCACACGGAACTACATCAGGATTCGAAGCATGTCAGATGAAAGCCGCAGGAAGTGCAACTCTAGGATGCAGACTATTAGTCTATCGTGACGGTAGGATCCTAGGTGGCGACTTCCCTGGCGATAATGGTTGCAACATCAGAGACGGAATACAAGCAACAGTGCAAGATGGCGTCGCACCTGAAACTGATTGGGGTTATGATATCAGTCAGTTCGATAACACACCACCAGCGAAAGCAGTGTCAGACGCAGTGAAAGATAAGACTATCAACTACTATTTGCTTGATGGAACAAGCGACGCTCAGAAGATTGCCAACATCGATAACTGCCTCTGTGTGACAGGACTTCCAGTAGTCTATGGTATGCCTGTCTATGAGCAATACGAAGAGGTTGGTAGTAACGGGATCATCGATATGCCAAGTGGCGATTCAATCGGCGGACACTGTAATGCATTATTTGGCGTCACCGGCTTTACGAGCAGCGACTACTACATCACCCTAAATTCGTGGGGGCAAGGTTGGGGAAAAGGATACGGTAAGTTCAGTGGAGGATTCGGGCTGATCCCAAGAAACTATATCCAGCAATACGCAAGCGACAGTTGGGTTATTGCGAGTGAGAGTCAGATTACCCCGACTCCAACGCCTACACCGCCAACGCCAGTAGCAGCAGACGGCACGAATCCCGCTTCGGTGTATCTTAACGGAGTGAAGTATTCATTCGTGCAAGGGGCCGCTGGCGCACTATGGTATATCGCTGATGGTGGTAAATGGGCGGCTCTTGGCGGAGCATTGACAAGCGGCGTCGCAGCGACTACAGTGGGTTCAGATATCTACATCTTCGGGCGCGGTGCCGATAAGCAATCAACCTACTATCGAACACTCACGAAAGCATGGAAGTCAATAGGTGGTATCGCTACGAGTGCACCTAGTGCAACAAACAACGGCACGACGCTTCTTGTATCAGTTCGCGGTGCCGATAAAGCACTCTGGTATAGGACGTTAGACATCCCTACCGGCGTGTGGTCAGCATGGACAAGTCTCGGAGGCGAAATCAAATGAGTGATACGACCGATACGTTTCCAGGAAACGTCAAGATCCTGTGCGTTCCAGGATGTGAAGACTGCAAGAAAGAGTTAAAGAACTGCAAGGGGTTGGAAGACCCCGCGATGGATGGCGTTCATTGGTATGATGGTCGCTGGATCTGCGACGAGTGTTTGCAGGAGATCGGTAGGAAAGAACTGGATGAAGACGCATAACTACGGAGAGTTGATAATCGTGAGGGAGGAAGAGGAACACCAGAAATCGTTCAGTAACCACCGTAAGATCGAACTACTTGAAGGTCGAGTTAAGGCACTAGAGAAAAAGGTTGACCACCTCGCGTATGTAGTAGATCGAACCTTCTAAGATGCCAACTAAAGAATGCGCTCGTTGCGGTCAAGAGTTTACCGATGGGACGAATGCGCTTTATTGTAAACCGTGTAGGCCAATCGCACGCAAAGAATACAAAGCCACGTGGTATCAGGATCATTGGCAACACCATGCGGCATCTGATATAACGATCAAATGCGAAGTATGTGGTACCGAAGTTGTCACAAAAGCGCGAAACCGTCGGTTTTGTAGTGAGTGCAGACGTAAGTTATACAACGAAAAATCAAACGAAAAGTATCGAAACGCATCGTCTTTTAAAGGATACTACCTAACGACATGCCAACGTTGCGGCATCGAAATAAAGACAGGATGTTCCACGACAAAGTTCTGTCCGTCGTGCTTTAAGATAAGTCGAAAGCAATACAACCGCGACTATAATTCGAAATATTATCCTGAGAATTTCCAGAAATGGGTTCGATATAATGTTCGGCGGCGGAACAACATCTTTGATAGTGAGGAGCATTATTCTACAAAACAAATCCTAGCGTTAGCGTCAGAACAGAACCAGTGTTGCTACTACTGCGGCGAATCCTTTTTTAAGAACGGCACACTTGAATACTACTTTGAGATTGAGCACAAGACCCCACTATCGAGAGGCGGTTCGGATTCGATTGAAAATATTGCACTGGCATGTAACAGTTGTAACACCCGAAAACACACTAAGACCGAGGAGGAGTTTGTATCTCAGGTAGTAGCCCCTTTGAAGCGCGATTAGTCCGCCTTATAAACGGCTTCTTCTCCGACACATCTTCTCCCGGACTTGCGTATAGAAATAAGATGAGTCAGTTCAACAACCAGTTCCTCGATGTAATCGTGGATTCAATCAACCCCGCGCACTACTTAGGTATCGAGTGTAAGAGTTTTTCCCCACCAGAGACAAAGGTCTATTTTTCAAAGTTCAGCGTCACCAAGAAAGGAGAACATCAGGTTACACGAATAAGCAAGTTTATCAAAGACACAGGGCGCTTCGGTGTTCTAGCGATTGAATTAAGAGGATCAGGACGCGGGCCGATCCTCAACACTATTTTCCTCGTCCCGTGGCATCACGTAGAAGCATGGTATAACGCTGGGCAAAAGTCTATCGATCCTACGTGGCTCAGTGAGAATGGATATCCTGTCCTAAAAAAAGTAGACGGCGTTCTTAACTGGGAATGGGCTATGTGGCAACTACGTCAACTGTGACCGATACTCTACGAAAGAGTATAAAGTTTTATATACTTGTAAGCTAATTAGTAGTTGATGTTTCCTTAGGAAACAGTTTACCATAGGAAACGTCAGTTATATAGGGGGTAGTGCCTCGCACATATAATTTGGCGAATAACCAATGCACAAAAAATAGGTGCTGCCCCCACAACTATAACACAGGAGATGAAACAAAATGAGAAAACAAATAGACATTTGCGACCATTGTAAAAAGTCGGCAGTTGATTCAGTCGGCTTTCTTCATGGTGCATATAGTGTAGATTTTGCCGGAAGTCGGATCGAAGGTAGTGCAGGAGAACTTTGTTCAAGTTGTTGGAATGACCTTCGCAGTAGATTAGAGGGAGTAATCAAGACGTTCAATGCAGAGAGGTCGATCGGATGAACCATAATTCAAAAAAGTGCGCCGCCTGTTGGCACACCCATGACTACGAAGAATGTGAGGAATACGACGAAGAAGAGTGTCAAATCTTCGGAGAGAAACCGTGGGATGCAGCAAATGCAGAGTATGAACGCTCAAGAGGTGTGTAATGCATATAATAGAGGGCAATCCTTTGGATGATAGTGAGTGTGGTTGATTAGGGGGGTGAAAAATGAACGATTCTGAGATACTAGATGATGTATGTAGGTTAGTAGAAGTATATTCTGAGCAAGGGATGCCATGTCAAACGCGCTTTAAGCAAGTGTATGATCTAATAGTGGGCCGTCGAGCAGAACGGGAATAACAATGGTCTATAAACCAATGACCGCAGTAATCGCCTGTCCGTGTGGCAAAGACTTTACGCATGAGTTTAGAAGCAATCGACACGGCAAAGCGACGCGGTTCGTTGGTGACGATGGCAAACCGATAACGTGGTGAGACAATGATCTGCGACGAATGCAAGAACACCGAATGCCCGTTCCCGCGTGACTATGCTGAACTTCAATATCGACGAACCGGAACCTGTCGGCATTATGTGTCAGAGTCAAAGTCGTTCGTGACCTACATCACCAACGAGACGCAAACGCATTATACGTTCGACAAAGACCCCGGGCCGTATGTTCAGTGTTTGACCTGCAAGAACCTCGCCATTGAGTATCTCGTTGGATCTGAGCGACTCGATTGCACAGATAAACACGTCCCGGTATTGCCCGAGTGCTTATTCTATGAACGTTCGGGCCTGACATTGAAACAGTTATGACGTACAAACCAACGATCGGCGAACTCACTTGTCACGGTTGCGGCAGGGCGTTCGATCATCGGTTCAGATCCAAACGGTTCGGTCACGTTGTCAAGACGAATGGACGCCCTCCGATCTACTGTCCTGAGTGCGCCTTAAAGAGAAAGTCAAGAGGATTCAGGTGACTTGTTTAATAGCTCCGTGGACTTCTGAATACTGGTGCGCGTGTATGACAGAAAAATATCTAGAGATATATGGCCGTGGAAAACTATGGTTTCTAGTAGGAGATGATGTGAACAATAAGGAGCATTGGGTAAAGATAGACGACGAATGGTTGTTCAGTGATGAAGAATGATATCTCAACAACCCTACATAGTCTGGCGTTGCAAACTGTTCCGCAAACAAGTCAACCCGCACTACTGCCCTCACGTCTGCGATCACTACGATCAGATACACACGATCAGGGGGTCTTCATTACTTCGGAATACAATCTGTAATAAGTTGCTTTCAGTGGTGGTATATGCTTAAAGACGACTTTCGTGCATATCTTGAATCCAGAGGTTTACACGGTGACGAGGTTCAAATTGACGTTATTAATAATTTCTTAGATGAAATATACAACGAATTGCCTATGTTAATCTCAGTTCCCGATGCTGCCTGTCTGCTTGGTGTATCACGAAAGACCGGGTATGAAATGGCAAAGAAGGGACAACTACCGATTGTCAAACTACCGAATAATCGAATTAAGGTTAACACTAGAAGATTTTTAGAACTATATGAGGGAGATGATTAATTTGGAAGAAGTAGCGGCTGGCTCAGTGGTCAGCAGGATTAGAAAAGACTTAGAAGAAGCTGCTGATAAGATTTTGGAATTATCAAAACAAGTAGCGAAGAAGAATCAAGAACTCAACGCCTTGAAAGATGACCAAGCATCACGCGAAGCCAAGTGGCGGGTCCAGGTGGCTACTATTTTGAACGAGCAGAATAAACCCAAATACGCAAATCTTGATGCACAGAACGCCGCAGTAACTATGGCGCTCAACGCGGATGATGACTATGCAGGTCATAAGATACTCCAGTTAGACACCGCACTGGAGATCGAAATGCTCAAAGCACAACTCATACGACTACACGAAAAGCGTAGGGATTCACGGACCGAGGCCGAGTTATTGGTTGGCCTGTTAAAGGGTGAGTAGATAGCATGACGAATGTTGACGAACGACTAACAATCCTTGAGCGAAAGGTTGAGATATTGACGCAATTATCGGTGCGTGACTTTACTCCCGCAGAGTGGATGGAAGCAACGGATATAGTTACTGATTGGGAACAAACTAAACGTCGAATCTTAAAAGGTGAGTAGATGCCACGATGTATATACTGTCAACTATCGCGGTATGTCGCATATTTAGAACCCTCGTACCTGTGGTGTTTCCCTAAGAAGATAAAGGTCGAAGCGATGAAAGATCGAGAATGTGACAGGTTCAAAAGTAAGTAGGTTTGAAAATGGTTAGAACATGTAATACTGAATATACCTTCGACCTTGTTAAACGGTGTAGGTTCATGCGCTTCTTAAAGACTAAAGAACCACGCTGCACTTGCCGCAAGAAGTGTGAGATGTGCAGTGTTGGAGGAAACGTAACACGCCCTGATGGCACACTGGTTCGCAAGGTCGAGATATGGATGCACCCGCAACTACATGATGAGTATGTCAAATCACAGGCAAGCAACATACGTAGTAATGAAACTAAAGTCGTAAAGGAGGTACCAAATGTCAGCACCGGCCCAACGAAAACATGACCGTAGGTGGAAGGAAGAGAAGCGCGAACAAGGATATCGAAACGTGAATATGTGGCTTCCACCTGAGATGGTGCGACCACTTGAGAAGATCGCAAAGGATGAGATGTTACCGTTTGCTACGGCGGTGGAGTATAAGTTAAGAGAAGTTTTGTTGTAAAAACGAGATTATTTTGTAGTTTAGTGCAATCTGCTTTGCAGATTCTGGAAATATATTATCTCGTATAACGTGACATAGTAAGCATGTGCCTACGCAACGTACTAGCAGTAATGGTATACTTAATCGAATACGTAAGGCTGTTCCTTCTTCTTCTACTCCCGGTGCATACAACGCGGCGCAAGGCACAGGTTTTTGGGCTGACTTTTTAGGCACACAACGACAGACATCAACCGTTAAACGTAGCGTTCCTGATTTTCTTAACGCATATAATGTCCTGCCCTGGCTACGTGCAGGTGGTAGTAAAAAAGCGCAGTCTATCTCAGCGGTAGATTGGCTCTCTTTAGTAGAAGATCCCGACACTGGACAACTCACGCCGATTAGTGATCTCACTAATCAAAAGCATCCACTTGAAATCTTTATAGACCAACCGCATCCTTTCTTTTCTTGGCAAACCATTACATACATCTGGGCTATTCATCTCGACCTTGCAGGTGAGGCGTTCGGGATATGGGACTTATCACAGGACGTTCCGCAAATCTGGCCGATTACACCGGACAAGATGACGGGACTACCGACTGACGACAAACCTTATTTTACGTTATCTCTTTCAAACGGTCAGCATCCTATTCCAACTGATAATGTGTTCTGGATGGTTGACCCCAATCCCGCAGCGCCGTATGCGCGCGGGTCAGGATTGGCGCAGTCACTTGACACGGAACTTAACATCGACAAGAAAACCTCTGACACCGTTGACGGGTTCTTTGACCGACAGGCCCGACCGGATATACTCATATCAGGCAAGGGACTGAACGCCGAAAAGACAAAGAAGATGGAGTCAAAGTGGCGTAATGCTCTTGGCGGATTCAAGAACTCTTTTAAACCTTATTTCTTATCCGAAGACGTTGATATCAAGACATTCGATCAGGACTTCCAGGGTGTTCAGTATCTTGAACTACGTAAGATGCAGCGGGATACGATTATCCAAGTATTAGGGTTGCCTCCTGAGATCATGGGAATACTCGCTAATTCAAATCGCGCTACGATAGAAGCAGCCGACTTATTCTTTTCCAAGTGGACGCTCAAACCGCGACTCGACATGATGCGCGAGGCATATCAGCGACAGATAGTGCCTAAACTTGACAACACTGGCTTACTACAACTTGATTACGTTACTCCGGTTCAGGAAGATAAAGAATTTCAACTCAACGTTATGCGTTCCGCCCCCTACGCCTTCTTAGTTGACGAGATACGGGAACGGGCCGGTGAGGAACCACTACAAGACGGCAAAGGCCAGTGCTTCGCTAAGGCCATGAATATTGAATACACGAGATTAGACGATTTACCTAATGCTTTTGAAACGCCCATCCCTGAACCAACTTTGGAGACAGACGAAGAAAAACCCGAATCGTTGTTAGGTCCAGATGCAGGTATGGCATCAGCGAGGTATAGGGTGGTCAAGACGGGCAAAGGGCGCGTTATTAGGATGAAACGTTAGGAGGTATAAAATGACAGCAACTTGGTCAGATGTAACGGATGCAAACAACACAGCGATGGTGGCTTATATAGCCATGAGACTTAGCCAAGATAATGTGGTAGTAACGCGCAACCAAGCGCTTACGGAGCTACTCTTAATGGCTGGAATGGATCAGTCGGTAAGAGGGTGGTCACCGATTCAAGTCAAACCCAGTGGTAATAGATTCCACGTATAGGTTCGTGATTTAGTATGCTTTCTAAAGAAGTGAAACAAGGCGAGATTATCCACAAGATATTCGACGTCGGTGACGTCAAAGACATGTCGTACACCGATAAGGATTCTGGTGAGGTTATCAAGCGTCTTTCTTTTACGATCACATCGAATCGTAGGGATAGAGACAGGGATATCGTTGAACCGTCAGGTGCGATGACTGACAACTATGCTCAGAATCCCGTTATGTTATGGGCGCACAAGTATGACGAGGTTCCTATTGCTCGGTCTGTTGAGATGTCGAGGATCAAGGAAGCAAAGAGCGACGGTTCTGTAGCACACAAGATACAGGCAATCACGGAGTTTCAACCTGATTCAAATTATCAAAAGAACTGGAACGGTGTCACCGGCGGTATGATCTTTGAGATGTATCGCACCAAATTCCTTAACGCGGTTTCAATCGGCTTTGATCCTCACTCATGGGAACCACTTGAACTCAAGGACGGAGAGAGTTCTGATTATGACGAGATGAGCGGCACTCGCTTCTTGAAGTGGGATATGCTAGAGTTTAGCGGCGTTCCAGTTCCGTCTAATCCTGATGCATTGGTTGATCGTAAATCATACAAGAAGATGCTCAAGACGTGGGCGAATGAAACGATCAAGATGTGTGACGGGGATTGTCCTATGAATATTGACACGAAATCAATTACTACTACTGATAAGAATGACTTGTTGACCGCGCTCGGCAAGGAAAACTTAACCGACCTTTCAGCATATCATCGTAGACTTCACCAGTGGGCATCGCAAAGCAATCTACTCACCGGATTTACACAATCTGATATGAACTGGCTACACGCGCGGGTCGAGGCAGAGATGTGCGACCGGCACAAGTCAGAGAAACCACCTACTAAATGCGCCGATCCTTCGCCACTCGAATGGAAGAAGGAGATCGGCGATGACATTGAATTAAAAGACGATGATATGAAATGCGCTCACGTCGATGCGGTCGTAGGTGCCATCAGAGATCGAGAGAACGCTAAACCAAAGGGAGTGGAGGGTGGCAAAGATATGGAAACTGAAACTAAAGAAATTGAGGCGCTAACAAAGCGCATAGAAGAACTTGAAGCAACGATCAAGGCCGGTAAGGTGTTGAGTGCAGCGAATGAATCTGATTTAAGAGACGCAGTAGCAGCACATAATAGCGGCGTGAAACTTACGAACGGCGTTTTGGATCAAGTAACGGGCAAACCGGCAGCGGGACCAACACCAGACACACCAGCGGCAGCACCGGCGGCAGAAGATGCACCAGTACCAAAACCAGCGCCGAAAGACGTTGAACCAGTTGAGACAAAGGAAGAAGCACCTGTCGATGAACCCATAGTGGCAGAGCAGGAGTTTCATGAGACGTTCCTCGTTGATGAGGAGATGCTCAAAGAGGTACTTCAATCGTACGAAGGTACGGGCAACGCGCAAAGCGGGCCAATAACTAGCGAAACGGAGGATTAAAACATGGTGGCAAAAGAAATGAGCCGCGAGCAGTTGATTGCGCTATTCGAGCAACAGACTGACAAAAAGAAAACAGCGGCAGCCGACATGCGTAAGGAAAACGATAAGAACGCCTTAGCCTTGCGCACAATGCTCGCAGATGAACATAAGGCAATGGAAAAACAAGGTGGGATAAGTCTCATCGGTGGCGTTGCTCTCGCAGCAGCAGCACATAAGCACCTGGGTGCAGACCCAGTTGAATATGCTCGAAAGCGATGGGGCGTCGGTAACGTTGTTGAGAAAGCATTGACTGCTTCTTCAGACACAGGCGGCGCGTTCACGATTGAGGAAACTCTTTCAACTGACCTGATTCCCATACTCAACGCAACGGCTATTATGCGGAAGATGGGATGCACGACCCTACCGCTAGTCAATGGGCAACTTAAAATCCCGAAGATGACAGGCGGCGCAACTGCTACGTATCTGTCAGAGAGCGCAGTAATCGCTGCATCGCAACAGACGTTCGGGCAACTCTTACTCCAGGGTAAGAAACTTGGCGCGAAAGTGCCTATCTCCAACGACCTTCTGAAGTTCAGCGCACTTAACGTTGATCAGATCGTCCGACAGGATATAGTAACACGTCTCGCACTCAGAGAAGACCTTGCTTTTATTGAGGGTAACGGCGATGCCGGTACTCCGGTGGGTATTCGAAACCTGATGCTGGTAGCGAACAAAGTCGCAATGACCGCAACACCTACCGCAGTTACGGCGACGACAGACGCGGGCAGACTGACCACACTCCTGGACACGGCCAATGTGCCTGATACCAAAAGAGGATGGATCATGCGCCCAGAGGTTAGAAACTGGCTTGCGACTGTTAGAATCGCAACCGGCGCACTTGCATTCCCTGAAGTGTCTGCATCGAATATGTGGTGGGGATACCCGATCGCAATCTCGAACCAGATAACCGTTGACTCATCAACGTCGAGTTACGTCTATCTTCAAGAGTTCCCTGAGTTGATTATCGCGGATGCATACACAATGCAGATCGACGCAAGCAGTGAAGCAGCATACACTGATTCAACAAGCACCCTTGTGAGCACGTTCGACCGTGATGAGACAGTCATCAGGGCGATTGAGATGCACGACTTCGGTATGAGGCATAACGCTAGTGTGGCAGCATTGACGGGTTGTACCTGGGGGATAGCCTAGACGTGGGGTGTGTCTAATTATAAATAATATATTAGCATATCGTTATGTATGGAAGAATTACCAGAACGGATTCGTAAATGGATAAAAAGAATGGAAAACGGCTGTATTGAATGGACGGGTTCAACGCGGAGAAGTGGTAACAACCACTACGGTAGGATCTACAAACGTGGGTCTAGTGTTACCGGACATGTAAGATATGAACAAGTCACACACGCGGTATATCGAGAATTGATAGGCGATATTCCACAAGGCATGTTCGTATGTCATACGTGCGATAATCCTCTGTGCGTTAATCCCGACCATCTATGGCTAGGGACACATTCTGAAAATATGATAGACGCCTACAAGAAAGGGCGGGTAATCCCCCCACCGCAACACATGTTCGGTGAGACAAACCCTAACTCAAAACTAACTGAACAACAGGTTAGAGACATAAAAAGGCGTCTTAATAACGAATCCTCGTATAAACTCGCAAGAGAATACGGAGTAAACAAATCTACCATACTTTCGATTGCTAATGGACATACCTGGAAACACGTTAATTTAAATTAGAAATGGCATTGGAGGTAAAAAACATGGGATTAATGCGCGGTGCATTGATGCACACAGTAGTTAAGCCACTAGGGGCGAGCGGAACCCTGACAATTGGCGGAACAGTCGCAGCGACCAGTACAGTATTTGATCTGAGAACTGCCACGGCAACCGCAGGGAAATACACCTATGCGAAGTTCGGCTTTATCGGCGTCAAGACAGGAACCGCTGGCGTAGGCGGCGCAACCCTACAAGTTAAGACGGGTGCGACCAGTTCGCCAACAACGGCGATGAGTAACTATCCGGTGACAACGGTTGGAACAGACCAGAATCACGGCTACACGCCCAACTCGACGACGGTATTCGCAGTGACTACAGATATTGACCTGATGAACTCGCAAGTTCTTGAGTTCCTTCAGGCAACAGTCACCGTTACGGGAACTGCATCCGACACGACCGCAGGGTATTTCTTCGTGATCCTCGGTGGTTCACGCGAACTGCCAAACGTCAACGTGGATGTTGCGGATACGCTGTAAGACGTAAAGTAAGGAAACATAGTCCAACGAGACAAATAGTGGGCGATTTAAGACCAATCGCCCAATCCCTTTCTTTAACTAGAGAAAAGGGGGCAGAAAAATGTTAGTAACATTCATAAAAGAGTGGAACGGGAGGCACGTCGGTGATGGTGTTCACTTCGACGAGGCTGAAGCGGCTTCACTTATTAATCGGGGTATTGCGATGGAAACAGGGGCTTGGTTAAAGATGCAGAGTGAACGTAGCAAACCCAAAATCATACCAAAAGCACCGGAGCAACCAAAGAAGGATAAGATGGTTCGTAGTCCGGTAAAGAAAAAAGCAGACGGCATGCAGTGGCGTAAGTGAGGTAAACATGACGGCAGGGAAATCATCATTCGGGCCTAACATCATCGATACTGCTCAGATATTTGATAGTGCTATTACAGGCAATAAGATTGCGGCCCTCACGGTCACAGGAGCTAACATCGCGGCGTCAACCATAACTTCAGATAAACTCAATGCAAACGTTATCGTTCCGTCCACGGCATTAACGACAACAGCGCGAAAAGCGTTAGTAGCGCCAGCGACAGGATTACAGATTTATGACACGACACTCAACAAACCAGTCTGGTATAACGGTAGTGCTTGGACAGATGCGACGGGAACGCCGCTCGTAGGGGGTTGATGATGACACTAGGCACAGGCGGACTAGACGATTCAAGTCCAGTTCTTGTTGATATAACTACCGGAGCAGGAACGCTTTCAACGGATATACAGAACCTTGATACAGATACTGGCCTACTCACAACGGCGATAGGCACACTCACGACAGCGGTTAACGCATTTACCGCAACGCAAACATCTTCAGCACCAGTAGCGGGGGTCGTTACGTGTCCGGCAACTGCGGGAGTAGCAATCATACTAGGAACGCAGGCATGCACACACGGACTATGGATTACATCTCCATCGCCAACGAACACAATCAATGTAGTAATAGGCAACTCAACTACTAACCTTCCGATAACGATGGCTCCGGGAACGACGGTCCTGCTTCCGGTAGCGAACGCGAATCTGATATTCTGCAAATCAACAACGGCAAATGCGGCACAAGTGCTTCAGTGGATGGCTCTCTAACCTACTCGCCAGCAGTGTAAGGAACTTGTCGGAATGCCGAGGAAAATAAAAGAAGAGATTGACTTTAAAGCCAATGAGGGCTACTCTGCGGGAACGGCAACGGTAACGGTCTATCCTCCGATAGTGACGGTGAGGAATAACATCTTTCCGCCTTACGAGGAGCTACAAAACTGTACGACGTGCAGTAGAGGTAGGCAGTTGCCCGCGGACAAACTGACAAACGCTGATTATCACTACCGCTGCACGTGGGACTTACAAGAGCACATCGGCGTTGATATGAAACATTTGGATAACGATTGTGACAACTTCAATCGCAAAAGGAGTGACAAAAAATGACATCGGGAGTTTATGATAAGGCGATGGTCAATGTTATGACCGGCTTGGTCAATATACCATTGAACAGCACATCGAACACGTATCCGGGGGTTTATGATGTTCTGACAACCTCACAACCGCCGCAGACCACGGGAACTACCTATGCAGATATAACGAATCAGCATGGCGTGGTAAACGGCTACGAAACGGGCGGCATGCTCGTCAACACGGTTGTCCCAACGATGACCGCACACGTGACAGGGCTCGGGACAGGCGCAGCGCAGGTATTCACCACAACAGGAACGATTACTGCGGAATGGGCAATCATTCAATACGCACCGACAGCGAAGGCGACTGCGGGAAACCCATTACTCTGCTTCCTTGATATGGGGCCACAGTCTGTCACGAACGGAACGCTCACACTGACATGGAATGCCGCGGGCATATTTACACTGACGGTAGCTCCTGCATCGTAAGGTGAAATAATGGTTTCACAAGGCGACAAGTTCTGTGGCGAATCCGCAAGTCTCGCAAACAACGGGACGTTCAACATCCAGCCTCCGGCGGGGAACGAAGCGACAGTTCATAATATTAGATACAGTGGTGCGGTGCAGTTATTTTACATCACACCGAACACGAGTATTCAGTACGACTATGACACGGGCGCGGGCGGGAGATTAAGTCTGGTGGAAGACGTGAACAGCACGTATTACATTCAAGTCCTGAACAACTCAGGGTCTTCGATCAACGTTTCATTCTCAGGAGTGTACACGAAATGACGCTACTCAGAAACGGGCCAACGCCGATCTATGCGAACGATCAGGGTCTTGTAGCTCTAGCGCAATCGATTCTGTATCAGTATGTGAATCCGAACTGGACGATCTACTCAGGAACGAAGGCGGCTATATCAAGCGGACAAGAGCAGACGTGTGAGGCAGTCGTCATACAGAATGGAGCAGTACTTATGAATATGGGCTACCTGCGCTGCTCAAGTTTCACGATTAACGCGGGCGGATTATACATCGCAGGGCCCGGCAGCACTACGGAAATATACTCTGGATATTAAGAGGTTAAAATGACACAAACAACGATTGAACTTGTACCTAACGTCTACCAAGAGATTGTAGACGATGTTGCCGGAACGCTAACTAAGCAATGGAAAGTCAGTGGTGTCTGGACTACGACCGCTGTTGAATACGGCTTTGCGCCGAACACAGGACTAGAATACAACGTCGGTGGAGATAAGGTGCCTTATGCACTCGGAACGCTTGCCTCTGACTACACGACCACAAGCACAACGAATGTTTACACGGGCCACAACGCGACGTTAGTTGCTGTTGATACGTTGATGGAGCTTCTTGGCTCAATCACAGTTCAGAACAGCACTGTGAACGATGGCGTGCAATTGTGGGTTTACCGCACAGTTGCCAACGGAGCAGCGCCTTCAATAGGTTCAGCTCACGGCGGCTCTGATGTACTCGTATGGACGAACACCACAACTCACGCAGTAGCAGGGCAGAACCAAAGCGTCGGCTTTGACTTCGTTGATTCAGGTCTAACAGCCGGAGCGACGTACATCTACTACGTCTGTATGGCAGCAATCACCGGCGGAACTGCGAAAGAAGTTGGCGCGGCAACGATGGTCAACGCAAGCACAATAGAACTACAGAACATCTAGGTTAGAAATGAGCATCGGCCCCAAAAAGGAGGCAGTTCACTATACGACCGTTCCTAGCACTGGCTATGGCACGTTCAATAATTGGCAGCCTCCGAGCGATTGGTTGTCACTTGATGGCTGTGTTATAGGGAATATTGAACTGCTCGTTAACGACCAAGAACTTGCCACATATGCGTTCACCGTCACCACAACCGCTGGTAATTATATAATAAATTGGGGCGACGGAACGACGGTAGGGTATGCCAGCGGAGCGACCGCACAGCACACCTACACGGTCGGCGCGGGGCATCCATGCTCATTAGGATACACGACTTTTAAAATCACAATATCCCCAACGTCAGGGGCACTTAAAACGTTCACCGTCGCGCCACACAACCTCGCTACAAACGGCCAGTTTCCCGGCATCCTAAGCGCCGTGTTCAAAACGCCGTCGCTCACCTCACTAGCGTTCTACGCAACGGGCCTTAATTGTAGGCAGTTGCAGAGCTGTATAATCACAAACGCGGCGCTCACCACC